CCTGATTTAAACCCATTCGGAACAACATTAATAATGTAGATAATAGGAGGTAATATGTGGGGTTATGTTATTGTATTAGCAATTAGTGTAGTTTTAAGTATTGCACTTCAACCTACTGTACCACAAACAAGTTCTACGGATACAGAAGTAAAAGCTCCTGTTGCTGAAGTTGGAATACCAATACCAGTTGTTTTTGGTACTGTACTGTTACAAAGCCCTAACGTTGTTTGGTACGGTAATATAGAGTACATGTATTCTTCTAGTTCTTCAGGCAAATAATTCTTATAAAGTGTTGACTATGAAAATAAAATTAGAACATGCAAGAGCATTAAAATACTGCACTAAAGGCATAAAAGAATTTTTTAAAAAGTATAACTTAGATTTCAATGATTTCTTAGTAAATGGTATAGACGAAGAAATTCTATGTAAATTTAATAATAAACTTGCAGACAAGGTAATACAAAAAGCTAAACAAGATAGTAATGACGTAGATAACAATATTACTATAAAGGAGTAAGTAATGGGTGGAGGTAAAGGTGGTGGTGCAGAATATACAAAATACTTCTTAAGTATGCATTTAGCATTATGTCATGGCCCTGTGGATTCTGTTAAAGAAATATTAGTAGATGAAAAAACAGTTTATGATACCGAAATAACAGAATCAGATACTGTATATATAGATAAACCTGATTTGTTTGGTGGAGTAGAAAAACAAGGTGGTGTTAGAGGTTATTTAGATGTATTAATGGGGGAATCAACACAAGCAGTAAACACTCATCTTCAATCATCAATAGATGGTAATATCCCTGCATTTAGAGGAGTTCTTTCTTTTGTTTTAAAGAATATGTATTTAGCAGCTAATAATCCATATTTAAAATATTGGGCTGCTAAAGTAAAAAGAATTCCAGAAAGTTCTTGGGAGAGTTCTTATGCTGATATCAATGGTGGAGCTAACGCTGCTCACATAATAAGAGAGGCTTTAACAAACTCAAGTTGGGGTTTAGGTTATAGTACTACTTATATTGATGATACTTCATTTAGTGACTTTGCTGAAAGTTTATATAATGAGTCCATTGGGTTATCTCTTGTATTATCAGAACAAACTACAATAGAAGAATTTATAACAGAAGTACTTTCACATGTAAATGGAATTATATATGTAGATAAAGAAAGTGCTAAGTTTGTAATAAAACTTATAAGAGATGATTATGATTCTGAATCTTTAGATGTCTATAATGAAGATAATATTATCAGCCTTAATTCTTTTGAAAGACCACAATATTCAGGCAATGTTAATGAACTTATCATAAAGTATAAACCTCAAGGGACTAATGATTATAAATCATTGACAATACAAAATACTGCTTCTGTACAATCACAAGGAGGTGTAGTATCACAAACTATAGAATACCCCGGAATTGATAATTATGATGTAGCTACTATAATAGCACAAAGAGATATTAAGCAATATACAACCCCTTTAGCAAAAATTAATATAACAGTTAATAGATATGGATGGGATATTAATCCTGGTGATGTATTTAAGTTCTCTTGGGATGAATTAAGTATCAGCGAAATGATATGCAGAGTTGTTAATATTAATATAGGAGATTTGGAATCAGGAGAAATAATAGTAGACGCTATTGAAGATATATTTTCATTGCCTGATACATCTTATTTAACAGAGCAACCTCCTTTGTGGGAAAATCCCCTTGGGGATGCTGAAGCTGTAACTTATCAAAGAGCTGAAGAAGCTACATACTGGGATTTATTTTTAAATTTACCTGATCATATAACTGAATCTTTCGACAATAATTCATCGTTTTATAAATTATTAGCTCAAAAACCTGATATAGCGACACCTAATTATGAATTAATTACTAAATATACTTCTGATTCAGAATATACTGATCAAAATTTATCTTCTTATACACCTACAGCTACTTTAACTAATAATCTTAATTATACAGATACTACAGATATAAGTATTACATCTCCTTCATTTATTCTTCAAGAATTCACAGATGGGTATTACGCATATATTGATGATGAAATAATTAGAATTGATTCAATAGATTTAACTAATAATTTAATTTCTATAGGGAGAGGGTGTCTTGATAGTGTAACAGAATCACATGCAGCAGGCACTAAAATATGGTTTGCTGAGTATTTTAGTGGATTAGATTATACAGAATACACGAATACTGATTCAGTGGATGGAAAAGCCCTTGTTAGAACTGCAATAGATTTATTAGATGAAAGTGATGCTACTAAAGAAACTTTAGTAATGCAAGCAAGACAGAATAAACCTTACCCTCCTGGTAAATTAAGATTAAATACCGATGCTTATCCATCTTCTATTCAAGATCATCTTGATATAACTTGGGCGCATAGGGATAGGACTTTACAATTAATAAGACCAATTATTTCTGAAGAATCAAGTGATATAGGCCCTGAGACAAATGTAGTATATAATTTAAATTTATACGATGAAGATAATAATTTAAAAAGATCAAAAGAAGCTCTTGACGATACTGAATATAGTTGGAATACAGAAATAATTGATACATTTGGTATTGTTGGTTATGATCCTCCTGATGACATGTTAGGAGATCAATATTTAGGTATATCTCTTAGTACTGATTTTAGTATATCAGGTGGTAATTCTACAAGAACAATTGCTGATAATATCACAAATGTAAGTATATCAGGTAATAAAGGCATTTTTTCAGAGGGATATTTTGATATAGGTTATTTTTCATTATCTGATACTTTTAGTATATTATTGATATTTAATCCAGATATAGAAGATAGTATATATACGTTAATAAGTCATTGCAATTCATCTGGAAATGAAGATAATATAGTTATAGCTATAAATCCTTTGGAGAAAAAGTATTATATTACTGTACAAGATGAAACACAATCTACTGATATAGATGTTATGATAAATACATCTGATAATGCTGTTTTATTTTGTGTAGATCAATCAGGTACAGGTACTGAAATTAATATTTATAATTCAGATGGGTTAATTGATACATTAAATTTTACATATCAACTATCAAGTACATCAACAGGTTATGAGTGGTCAATAGGTCAGAATTACGATTCTGGAGTAAGATCTAGTAAATACTCTGGTAGTATGAGTGATATATTATTTTATAATAGAATACTTAATTATTATGAAGTATTTCAGACAAGATTGAATGAAAATATAAGATTAACTTTGGAGTCTACAAGGGATTCAGTTTTATCACATCAACAACATGACTATAGTGTAAATAGAGATATGATACCGTTTAATACAGTTGTACCGACTATAACTGAGACTCCTTTTAATTTTATATTAGAAGATGGAAGTAATTTTACATTTGAAGATGGAGATAATTTTACTTTTGAAATAGGTAGTACTGTGTATCGTTCATTAGTATCAACGGATGGAACATGGGATTATACACCAACAAGTTATACTTATCAATGGAGAAGAAATGGTATTGATATAAGTGCTGAGACTAACAATGAATATGAAGTAACTACTTATGATGCTGGATCTTATATTGATTGTATGGTTACTGCAATCAATATATATGGTAATGCATCAATAAGGTCAGAAGTAATTTTAATAGATAGTTTAGCTCCATTTTTAGGTACATGGACTAATAGAATTCCAGTGTACATTAATTCGAATTATGTTGATTCTGACTTAACTCATTTCCCTGTTCCTATTGTTATAAATTCTTCTACAGGCGGATTAAATCAGGACTTAACTAATGTCTTTGATGAGTTGTCATATTCTTTCACCGGGGATGATTTTAGCGGTGAGGATGGTGATGCGCCTGATGCTGATTTATGGTCCACAATTACTTCAACAAACGGTAGTTGTAAAATAAGTTCAAATAAATTAAATGTTCAAATAGCGTCTCCATCTGCTGAAGAATACACATTCGCAAAACCCATACCTGTTTTCCCGGGGGATTTTGATATTCAAGTTGATCTATCTGATCTGGTAGCTACTTCCATTGGTGCAGGTGGTGAGTTACTTTTTGTGATTGATAGTAACAACAAAATGTATATCAAGGGGCTGCTTGGTCCGTCGACGGATGAGTGGTTCGCATATTCAATAATTTCCGGGTCAGCTTCTTCTGATTCTGTTCTTCGTTCTAATTCAGATGGGCGTTTAAGGTTGGTGCGAAGCGGTAGCACTGTTACTCTTTATTATGACGACGGAAATACAGGCTCTTGGACATTGCTTCACACAAGGACAGGATTCTCAACAGATGCAGGTAATATTCGTTTAGCTGTCTGGACTAATGAAGGTGCCGTATCAGCTAATTTTGATAATTTTCAAATCAACTCCGGCACAGTCATCTGGCCGGGCACAACCC